CCCCACTTTATCTCAAAACAATGGATTATTCTACTATTGTGTCAACTCGAGTTGGTGTTGAATCAACTTTATTCAATTTTCTCAAAGGTACAGTTGATGGTTATATCCCGAAGACTCAACAGCAGTACGATGATTATAGGAGGGTGATGCATGATATAATTTGCCTAGGCATCATAGAGGAACAGGAGTATAGCGATCTATTCACCCTGTCAAAGGTGAGACTAATTTCCAACGATGAGCGATTGAACAAACTAACGCCAGATTTGTTCCATGATTCAGATAAGATTCTCACAATACATGAGGTGACAGTTTCACATGACCCATCCTTCGCAATAAAGAAGAAAAATGAAAAGTACTCTGAGCTAATCAGGTTTCTAAATGATAATTACAAAAGGACAGAATTCAATGTAATCGTTGTTGACATCTCTGACTCTGAGTGGCGTGATTCTCTGCCATCCATACCAACAAGAGCTGTTGATTTGTTCACCCGAACTGTCGAGAACCTCATAGTCATACATTCGACTCCCTCTTGCAAAAAGTTCATCAGGAAGGATGACTCCCCATTCAACTTCAAGTTCAAATTTGATAAGGCGGTAATTGAATCCCTTGCTAGAGAAGCTGGTGCACATTCCCTTAGCAAAGATTATTTATCTGACTTCTATGATAACCTGCCAAAAATGGTCTCAACTGATTACACCACCGATTCTGAGTATCTTGACAATTTGGCATCATCAATTCTGAATAACTCTTACACGGACAGACCATTCCCATCTGAATCTACAATCAGACCGTCCACAATAGAAAAGATGTTCAAAAAGGCATTTGTTCATGAATCTAATACTTCTAAATTGCCCAAACTGCTTCAGCTCGGTGCACCAACTTCCTTCAAGGAGACTGGTCGTGCAGCAGAATCATCGATAGTGTCAGCCTTCAAATCCTCAACCTTTTCGGGTGGTTACTCTGATTTAATTAAAGATTCTCTCAAATCAGGCAATCATGATGGCCTTAGATTGAAACTCAGGATCGATCCTGAAGCACTTCGGCAAGAGATGCTTCAAGGGCCAGGCCGGAAGAAGCTACTGAAGTCTGAAAATATAGCTGTAGAAAGGTCCGAGCCCACTCACATTGGTCTGTCAGAATCACATATCATGTTATTCGATAAGACGCTGGCAGACATTTCAGAGACTGATGGAAATGATTATTTGGAGCCAATTGCAATGAATGAGGATTGGTGTAGCCCAATTATAAACAGGGACTTAAACACATCTTTATACAGAATCAATAAGAATAGAGTAAGCTCTGTTCTGAAATTTTACCAATTGATTTCAAAAGAGATCATCTTAAACTCAATGAGAAGAAGATCAAAGGGTGAATATGTTCTATGCCATAGCGGCTGTAGAGATGTTTATTTCTTGGTCGCCCCTGGTCCACAGTTGAGGACAGAGTCAAATGTAATTTTTATTAAGATAATATCATCTGTTGCCCCAATCCAAACAGAATTATCAAGGACCTGGGAATCTGTTGGGAACCATTATGAGTCAAAGTGGCTTTCAGTAGACACAGACAGGCTAAAACATTGGGCCAGATGTTACGACAGGGTAGTCCTTTCTTTTGTCTCATCAGCTGAATTGTTACTAAATCAAGATACAGACTTGACTCAAGCTGTAAAAACTGAAATGAATAATGGCAACTATGCTCTTCTGAGTTTAGTTTATTTGGAAAACAAACAGACCACATCGACAACTATCCAGACAACTCGGTATACATTCATGAAATCTATTGGTGATAGACAAATTGAAAAAGTGCTGCCTAAATTTCCCCAGAGAATAAACTCCGTGCTACAGTCCTTGATTCTACAAAGGACAAAGAGAAGTTTACAGAAGATCTGTTTCTGCCCAACATCAGACTGGCTGACTCTGAACAATGTGTCAAGGGATGAGGAGACAGGACAAATTGACGACACAACAACAGGAGCAATAGGTACAGTACCAAGGATTTTCACCAATGGGATGATGTGCCTGTGAAATACTCTTTATATGAGATGTACATGTGTATGTGTTATAATAAAGATAGGCAAAATCAGACACAAGATGCTATGAGCATATTGAAGAAAATCCTCAAATTAGAACAAAGTATGAGACATCAGTTGAATTGTCGAACGGATGAGAAAAAATTTGAACATCTGTGGGGTATCCATGATACAAAGACTGACATCAAAAAATGTGTAAATGGTGAGGACAGGGAGGATCATTATTTCAGCAGAAGGGCAGTCACCTTAGGTTTCAAGTTACAAGACAAACATAAAGACAACTTATCTCCATCATCTGGTTGGTGCACCATATCCAAGTTAAATGAGGCTCTCAACAGGAACTTGTCAGAATTTGCCACCTTCAAAGCATCAGTTGAGAAGGTAACAAAGAATGTCGATCCACTTATTTTGGATGAAATAAAGAAGATAGGCAACAGAACCAAGTGCATAGAATTAGTCTACAAACTGGTTAATGACAAAGGGATGACCATGAGCAGAGACGTCGTGGAACAATTTGCCAAAGATCAAATCTCATACAAAGTTTTCATACAGATATTCAAGAAAAATCAAATAGGTGGAGTCCGAGAAATCCTGATCCTGTACATTGTCAGCAGAATACTCATAAATGTGATTGAGACAATTTGCATAACATGCTCCAAATCCGACAAGAGAGAAATTCTGACCAAAGGCAAAGATAAACGAATCATGATGAGGGGAGACTATGAATCATTGGTATCCGAACATGACAAAGGAAAGCCGCTTCTGATGATAAGGGATTCTCATGATATGTCAACCTGGTGTCAAAAATTCATCCCTACCATTTTCCAACCATTTTATCAGGTTCACAGTGAACAACTTGGCGATTTATCTCATTACGCAAACTCTACTCTCATCAATCATTGCATGAAGGAAATAGAATTTCCGAAACATTTAGTCAAGCAATGGATGATGCATCCTGACATTGAACACAAGGAATCTTATATGCAAGAGCAGAAGATCCGATTTCTCAAGGAAGGCTCAACCACTTTTGTCAACCTCTCAAATATGGGTCAAGGCATTCTACATTACAACTCAACTGTACTGGCGTTGGCATGCAGGAGTTTCCGTGACGAGCTGTTTATGAGATGCCTGTCCAAACTCCAAACGACGAAAGCTATTTCCTGGAGAACCAAGGTAGGTTCTGATGATGTTGGAGAACTGATATGTGTGGATTTGACCAAACATGACGGGATGGCTCAAGCTAGACTTTTTGGTAGGGTTACAGAGGTCAGTGAGAGATTGCATGCCATGGAATGTTCTGTCAAGTCAGCATCAGGACTTATAATGTACGAACTGAATTCAGCATTCATGTGCAACCTGGAGGTGCTCTCACCGCTGATAAAGTTTACACTAGCAGCTGTGGATATGATCTCTACTGATTCTTGCACTACATTTGTTCATGAATCTTATTCGAGGATCAGACAATTGAGGGAAAATGGTGGCTCAAGTATGCTCTGTGCCCTGGCACATAAACTCAATGAGCAACATTTTTATGAAGTTTTTAGGACAGGTCCCGAAATGACCAATGATCCTAGTGAACTTCTGAATATACAGCGAGACCTCATTCCTTTTGATCTGGGTGTTTATCCACAATATGATTGTGACATACAAGAAACTCTAGGGCCAGAATACTACAATTATAGAATCTTTAATGATGATAGACATGACCCAAAAATTTTCTCAATGCTGTACAGCACCAACATGAATTTTGAACAAGCTTTGATTTCTGACAAAGATGGTGTTCTAAAGAAATCAATCACTAGAATAGCAAGAGGAGCTGTCAAACAACTAGTCAATATGAGAGAAAGGCTAGGTCTAGAACCTGAAGAAATCATCAGTCAGTTAGAAAAGACTCCTTTGATGCTCATCCGCCCCACAAGGAAAGGAAGAAACAAGAATAACCATTGCCTCCAAACTTTACACGATGGGGGCCTCTGAAAGTCTCAGACGAACATCACCAGCCATATACCTCGGTAGGATAGCTGCATTTGAATCTGCCAATGCATGGGATTTGATTCAGACCGAAACCAAGGAATTGTTTTCGTTCGAACAGATGGCAATGATTGATGCAACCATATATAATAAAGTGAGAACCACTTATGCGAACTATCTGAGAACCGTCTACGACCAGAGCAAACCACTTGATTTTCAGAAATTGAAAGGTATGCTTTTCCCTCAACATCAGACTTATGACTCTTGCATATCCATGGTGAAGAAATTTTCTTCAGGAACACTCACACGTAAAGTTCTGTCTCAAGCAGTCAGGACATGGGTCATAAATAACTATAATTATCAGTACACATCATCTATAAAACAAATCATAGAGTCAATGTTAGGTCTTTCAGATGAGGCAAGAGTTGAGGATGTGGAAGAAATGAAGAAATTTATACCATATGACATGTCTAGCATTGATAAATTTGTCGAAGGTTGTAATGAAAGCAATCAAAAGCCTCTCGAAGTCTTGCACTATATCATGCGCACTCACAAGCTATCGAATTCGAGAACAATGCAAGTGTTCGCGACAGGTCCTAATACCGGCAGCTTTCCAACAACGGTGAAGGTACTAAAGAAGTTCAACCATATGAGGAACATGACTTTCAATGTTGATGGTATTGATACTATAAATGAAATCAGACCTGATGCTACCAGAGGCTCGAAGGATGAATTCATGAAATTTTGTTTTAACTTATCAATGCTGGATCTTCAAGACCTCTTTTCAGAAGTTGATCCACTGCATGGGATGAAAGTAGCAAATGTTTCAATTTTCTCAATGCTAACATCCATGATTCGATCAATCAAGAAAATTAGTGGTTACTCTATACAAATGAGGAAATTAATAACCTTCTTAGCTGGCAGGGTGTTGGACAAACATGAGTTTGTTAGGAAGTTACTGGACTGGAATGTATTCATATTCGGATATATAAAAGAACAGAAAAAGACTGCTGGCAAATGGACAGGTGATTTGAGAGTCAGAGTGTGTTATATACAAGAATGTTTTGACTATGTTGAAGATAAGAGCGGTAAATATCTAGAATTCAGATCTGTCCAGAATCCAAGAGACTTCAATGATGCACTAAAGCTACTGTGCAGATCACTTGACGGTGTCTCATATGATATGTTCTTTTTGGAAGACAGGATCAGACCTGGTGATTATGTTCTCAACCGAGGAATCAAGTTGAGCAACACTCGAGATTCCTGGGGTAAGAAACTCATATGCAGAGTCAATGACAATTATATTAACAGTACCATAAATAGCATGATTTCTGGCAAGTTCAAATGGGAAATCAATAAAGATAAATCTCATTCTTTGATTTATCACCCATATAGAGGAAATTCCTTCAGTATCATGCATGTCCCTGGAAACTATTACCCGACTGAAGTACCCAAGAGTTTCACTTGTCAGGATGACCTGAGGCTATCAGGCATAAAGCTTCAACTTCTATTCCGAAACAGATCCTGGTTCGACCAAAAATTGCCTGACCTCTCAATAGAAGAGTCAGCAGAGATAATTAAAACTATGAATTACAGTCAAATAGTCAGAACAAAGGACATGATCAAGCTTCAGATATCTGAACTTATGAATGAGGACATGCCAGATGATGACTTTCTCACAGAAGGGCTATACTCTGACCCATACACCAGCAATGTGAATCTCAACAACACTAAAGATCTAGAATCTTCATCACAATCAATATTTGACCTCTTCTATAGCTTAAACAAGTCTGATTATGCAGATCTTACTAGTTTACAAGCGGATCCTATCTCCAGCTGGGCAGATGAAGTCGAGGACTCGCCTGTAACAGGAATCAATGAAATAGGGGATTTGAGATCAGAGCTTGAGAATTTGGAAGGCTTTGGTGTCTTAATAAGATCACTTGGTGCACCAAAAAAGAAGAAACTTGCGAACACATATTCGGTGCACAACTTACTGAAAAGCACATCAATGCAAACTAGAATACTCAATTACCCATTTAAATATGGCAATATTTCAAATGAATCAAAGAGAGATTTGCCAGAATATGCTTGTTATATAAAAAACTTAAAGTTAACCGGCACAACAATAGACAATGACTATCTGCAAGATCTTTACACACTTATAATACAAACCATCGTCGATGTGACTGGCAAAGATAAAGAACGTATTGAGTCAGTGGTCAAGAACCTAGATCCAGTCAATGTTAAACCATTAAAATTGCTGTCCTTTGTCCACTCACCTTACAACATAGAAACCATTGAAGGTTTGTTCACTGATGATGAGTCATCAGATGATGATGAAGAATAAATCACTCATGTTGATTTCCTCATGAATGATTAATTCATGGATAAGTTGTTTGTTCGAACTATGTGGGG